TCTTCAGCTTAATAATTTCAGCTTTGTTTTTTATGAGTTCTTTGATATTCATTTCCGTATGATTTTCTTATTTTCAATCGCCTTCTTTTTAGCCTTTAATGACTTACTTAGCTTTTCCTTATCAACTTTAATAACCTTTCTCTTATCGCTCATTTTGTGTAGTTTGTTTAGCAGGTGCGCTTGCTACATTCATTGCTGGTTCGTTAATTTCCTCTAAGCCTATTTCTGCTCTCGCCTCATTTGGTGTTATTATTCCAGCTTTTACATCTTCTCTGGCTTCTTTTCTTCGCTCTGTTGGTGTTGGATTTAAAGCATCAATTTTGGAAATCTTAACTCCTAAACAATAATCACCAAATTGACTTAAAAATTTACGCTCATAAGCTGCGGCAATCTTGTAAAAAGTAGGAATGTAAAGTTCTGAATACGCTTCTTTCTTTGCTTCTTTTACGTTGTTATAAGTAGCTGTTGCGTTATCGTTTACTAGAACGGAAGGCAAACCCCAAACCGCAGAAAGTTCACGAATCAATTGAGTTTTATTTTCAATTGTTTGCATATCGGTTGACGATGCGTTAAGCTGCTGAACTGTCACAGGTGTTTTAATAACGTGAACACTATTCATTTTATCCGCTCCGCCTATTACCCTGTTCAAAGCCTTTTGCAAGAATGTTTGGTCTTTTGGTTGCATTGATTGACCTGCGTCACCTGATGCGCTAACCAAAGCAGAAACACCTCTGTTTTGAAAGTATTCGCTTAAAGCAATCTCAATATTATTTGAGGCGTTTAAAATATTCTGAGCAGCTTGTAGTGGGCTTAATCCATTTTTGTCTTGCAGTCCTGTGATAGTTGGGTTATTCATTGCAACGTGCATTACAAATTCAGGGTCTATTTTTTTAACAAATAAAGCATTATTGAAATCATAACTCTGGACATTGCTTAAAATACTACTATCGTAATTATTAATCTCTACATTTTGAGGCGGCAAAACAACCTGTCTACCACCCATAAAACCAACAGAATCAACATCATTGTAAATATAGCCTTCGCCTGTTAATTCGTAAAATGTCACCAATTGCTCCCAAAACTCATTAAAACTTTGATAGTCATTAGGCTTGTAAACGAAATCGTGAACGTCTCCGCTTGTTATTTCTTCGCCTGTGTTCTTGTCGTATATGTAAATTGGTAGGTTTGCGATGGCTACAGATATTCGTTTGACAATCGTATAAACAACAGCACTACCTAAATAGCCCCTTTGTATTGCCTCTTGGTCTGATATGGTAGAACCGTTTAATCCTTCGCCAATCTTAAAAAAATTGTTCGGAAATGCCTGTAAATTATCCCTTAAACGTCTCCCAAAATCATTGTATGACATATTTCTACCTTTAGATGCAAAATTAACGAAAAATTATGTTATAGCCCCCAAAGATGCAACTGCGTGTATGCATAGCCAATACCATCAATGGAATGATTATCCCTATCAACTGGTAGTTCTGCTCTCTTATTGCTCCAAACATAGCTATTTAACTCCTTTTCAATGTCAGGCGAATCATCAACAATGATAAGATATTCTTGCAGCCACCTCAAACGCTCCGCTACAATTCCAGCCCTTTTATATGCTTTTACTGCGTTATAATTTGCCTGCCTCAACTGGTCAATGTTTAATGGTTCTGAACTATCACAAACAATTAAGTCATCAGTTTTGCAGTTGGATTTTATAACGTTTAAAATATTAGGCATTGATAAATTAGAAGCATAGGCGATTTGCTTAACGTAAAGGATTTTAGCTTTTTTATCTACCGCTATTTTCGTGAGCGTAAAAGGGTCAGTCCAGCCCCAATCTAAGCCAAACACATACGGAAGCGAATCGTTAAATTTACCTCTTTTCCACCGTTTTAAGATAGCCCCTTCCAATGGTGCGTACTCGCCTTTACCGTAAACCTTCCACCTGTACTCGTCTGCTGTTCCTTCCTCAATGTTTTTTGCTGTTGGCTCGTAGCTTAAAATTTTATTGATAATACTTTGGTCTAGGAATGGGTTATGCTCGTAGGTTGATTGAAACGCTTGGACGTTTGTCCTTTCCTCCATTTTCTTATCACTAAGCCAAAATTCACCAGAAGGGTTAAAATCAAGCCAGCTATGTATTTTAGTTCTCACATAAATAGCCTCAAAAATCTCGAAACTGATACCATTAGCCTCGTTAAAAAATGAGTAATCTCTTTTACCGTTCTTCGCATCTTGTTCATTTTCATAAGAATTAAATTCAATGATTGAGCCGTTTTTAAAGTGCAGTATTCGGTCTGTTTTGTTATAGTATTTTATTGTGCTTTGGATAAATTCAGACGATGATATTATTGTTTGAAGGTCACGAATTGCCCCTTTTTTTAGGTTTGGTATATCTTGACCGACAACAGTAATTATAACATTTGGTTCTTTGTAGGCTTTTAAAGCCAGCACCTGCATAATTGAATAGGTTTTTCCGCTTGAAGTTCCTCCTCTATTTACAGTTAAATCTATTCCTTCTGGAATATCAAAATTGCAATCAAACAACATTGATGTTTCAAATGCTTTAATATCAGCCATTAAAAGAGTTTAAAATTTTCTTTTTCAATTCTTTCTTTTGCTATGTTGAAATAGTTTTCGTCTTGTTCTATTCCTATAAAGTTTCTGTTGGTGTTCTTTGCTGCAACTCCTGTACTACCAGAACCCATTGTTAAATCAGCTACTAGGTCTCCTTCATTGCTAAAAGTTTTAATTAAATCTTCTAATAATAATACAGGTTTTTGTGTTGGGTGGTGTCCGTCATAATCCTTTTTGTATTTTAGTATGTTGCTTTTGTATTTGTTACCTTCCCAAAGATTAAAGGTGCTTGCAAACTTATTTTTAAACTCATTATCTATTTCTTTAAGTTCTTCGTAAGGTATTTCAAAAAAACCAGTAGGCTGTAATATGTTTTTATAAATATCTTCTGTTGGTAAATGAAATTGTGCAGGTGCCCAATAATGCTCTAAAACACTTCTATCTCTATTACCTTTTTTATTAGTGTATTCGCTAAATAAGTGGTTAAATTGCTTATTAGTCATTCCACTTTTTTGTTTACATTCTTTTAAGTAGTTTCTTAAAGGATGTAAATCTTCTGTGTCGTGAGTTTTACTAAATATTAAAATATCTTCAGTAAAAGAAACCATATTTACATTAACACCTAAAGCAACTGCAAAATTATCTTTTTCCCAAGTTGCCCTGTAATTAAATGGAATATTTGGTATTGCTTCCGTTATTAGTTTAGTGGTGTAAGGTTCTTGGCTAAATAAAATCATTTTACCGTTTTTTCTTAATATTCGGTTTGCAATCTCATAAACTTTTTTAGGTTCAATTGCTAAATCCCAACCGTTAATACCTAACTTTCTGCCACCATCAGTATTCATATTACCATAAGGCAAATCCGTCAATATCAAATCAACACTTCCACTTTCTATTTTATCGCTTTCAATAAGGCAATCACCTTTGTATAATTTAGTCAATTTCTTTGCCTATTGATTTGATGATTACATCGCCTGTTGGTACAGTTATTTCTTGCTCCGTCTTATCCTTCCAATCCATATTTTTCAAGGCGAAAATTGAGCCTGTGGATGCTTTAGAGCGCAGTCCTTTCTCGTAATCAGATTCAATAATAGTCAATGCTCTTTTTATAGGGTAAGTAAACTTATTGTTTTTTTTGTAGTCATACAGACTTTGTCTACTCTCAAAACCTAGAAATAAAGCTAACCCAGTAATGGTTAAAACCTCACCGTTTTCTTCTTGTTCTACTATCCAATCAAAGTATTCGGAGATTCTCTTTTCCATCTCCTCAGCAGTTTTGTAAAAAGGTGGTCTTCCGCCTGTATTACCTAATGCAAATTTGTTTCCCTTTGGTGCTGCCATTTTTAGCTTTTAAAATATTAAGTAATAAGCAACTGCTACTATCACAATACCAACAAAAACCGCTACTATTTTGGTAACGGTGTTTATTGCGCTTTCTAGTCCGTCTTCAAAATCATTCATTTCTTGAAATTCTTTCTCAGTCATAATACAAAATTAATTTATTTACGCATTACTTTTTGCTCCACCTTTACCGAAGCTGTGTCTATATTTTTAGTCTTGTTTTTGGAACGTTTGTTTAGCTCGCTCTGGTAGTTTAGGTTGACGATGCTACAAGCTGTTTTGAACGTCTTGCATTCTTCGGTTTCTCCGCTTTCTTTCCAAGTTATTTTGTGGTAATTCATTTGCTGTATTTTAATATTCTTTTTTAATAAGTTCGTAAAGTCTTAAACAGCTTAAACTAATTGGCTTTAAATATTCAATTGAATGGTCTATGTATTCATACTTCCAATCGCTTGAGCCTTGAAATTTTAGCAGTTCTTTAATATGCTGCTGCATTTTAGTTGAATGCATAATTATATCGTCATCAACTTCAATGTCAAAAATCTGTATTCCTTTTTTGCTCCAGTTCTGAGGAACGAAACCTTTGCCATCCCAGCCGATTGGTTCTGAGTTTTCAAGGTACTGCGCTTTAATTTTTAGATTCACTTTCATCTAATCAGTTTTTTTATTAAATAAATCAAACGCTGATTCTACTTTTGTCATAGACTTAACGTCTGACCAAATGCCGTACTTTATGTCGATAACAAATTCCAATTCGTAGAAAGCTAATAATATTTGCCCAACCGTAACAGGGAAATAGTTTTTTTGCTCGTCTAAAATTTTTCTGTATTCTGGCTTTAACTTTTCAATCAACTTCATAATCTTGCTTTGTTTTAAATTAGTAGCGCAGCTGGAATAGAACCATTACGCTCTTTGTATTTATGCTCCTATAACTGTAAATGATGAGGCAGATAGAAATCCAGTGCATAAAGCAATACCCATTTTAGAATGAGTAGTATTGTCATCTTGTTTTACTACATAATATTTATGACCGTATTTATATTCAACCCTATCTAATATTGCATTGTTAGCCCAATCCTTAGTCTCTACTTTTATTACGTTTACCCGCTTTAAATTATTAAGTTCCATATCGTTTGTTTTTCTTTAGACAAATATATAACTTTTATTATACAAATAACGTTTTTAATAATATTCGGTTAAAATAAATTATCTAAAGTCGCTCAAAATATAATTTGATTAGGTTGTTTTGGTTGTCTGTAGTTAAATAATTTGATTAGTTTTGCAGTCTTGTTAGGGCGTTATGCTTTACGCTCATATCCTGTTTTAGTTAGAAAGAGCCTCGTTTATTCGGGGCTTTTTTGTTGGTATAATCCAATAAATTTGTTTGCTGCTTTTCTTAGGGCTATTCTATCGTCTTTGCTTAGTCGTTCATTAGTTAGTGTCTTGTTAAACTCTTTCGCTCGTTTTATGGCTTCTTTTACTTCTTCTTTGCTTGGTTTGAATACTGGATACTCCGCAATGA